TGCTTGGGCACGAGATGCTGAACCAGAAGATCGTGCATTAGTCCTGAGCAACATCGCACAGGGGCTAACCAAGATGCCGCTTCTCGCCTACTACCTGACGTGCTCGTGGTGCGTATCAATATGGGTGGGCGCGGTTGTTGTTGGGACTGAAATGTTGACCATGCGTGATGTTCCAGCACCGATATTGTTGTGGCTCGCAAGTTCTGGTGTGACCGGAATTCTTTCCTCCTGGGAGAAGTGATGTCACGCAAGCGACGGACAAGAATAAATCCTTCACTACCGTCAAATGCTTTGACATCATCTGCTCAGGTACTTGTCGACGATGATGTGCTCAGCAAGCATCTGGTCATACAGCCTAGTGAGCCCCAGAAAGAGGCTTGGCAGTTCTATCGATCACTAGGTGAGGTGCAATTCGCCATCGGGTCATGGCTCGCTGGGTGTGTTTCTCGGGTGCGTCTTATCGCAGCGGAGACCCAGGCTGGCGGAGATGAACCCACACCTTTGACAGACGGTCCAGCGGCAGAACTTGTATCGTCGATAGCCGGCGGTATGGGAGGACAAACTGCGATGCTTAAAAAGCTAGCAGTTCAGCTTTCAGTACCCGGAGAGTCCTACCTCGTCGGTGAAGATCCACGGAATACGGGCGACCCCTCACAGTTCGATTGGCATGTCTACTCATCTAGCGAATTGAACATTGCTCGACGTAACCCTCTTACATATCGGGTTATGGAATACGAAGGACAATGGCGGACTCTACGCGGAGAATATCTCGTTTGCCGAATCTGGTCGCCTGATGATGAATATTCTTGGCGTGCATCATCAGCGGTAATGTCCAGCCTAGGTATTATGCGGGAAGTTGATTATTGGAATCGATACATTATCGCTGTTCTGCTCTCACGTCTAGCGATGAATGGAATGTTATTGATTCCTAGCGAAATCATACTTCCTGTCGATGAAAGATTTAAAGACGCGCCAGATCCTTTCTTAGCGAAACTTGTCGACACAGCATCAAAAG